GAATGCCGTATTATTAACGACGACGAGGTTATCGCTACGATCGCAGATCCCGATGATATCGTCACGCTGTAAACGTGAGGAGGACTCATGCTAGAAGAAGAAAATAATCAAGCTCCAGAACAAGAGGTTGAGGAAGGTGAGATTGTAGAACTTGATGTTCCAGAAGAAGATCAAGAAGCGCAAGCTGCCGTAGAAGATGTTTCTGAAGAAGAAACTAAAAAAGATGAAGAGCAAGACGAACTAGAGAACTATTCAAAAAATGTTCAAAAGCGTATTGCTAATTTAACTAAAAAAATGCGTGAGCAAGAGCGTGCCGCTCAATCTGCTTACGAGTATGCAAAGAGCTTACAAGAAGAGAACCAAAATCTAAAAACCAGCACATCTCAGCTTAATCAAAGCTATTATGGTGAAGCTGAAAATAGATTAAAGTCTCAAAGAGCTCAAGCTAATACTGTTTTAAAGAATGCTTATCAAGAACAAGACTGGGATAAAGTAACAAAAGCCCAAGAAATTCTTGACAAGATTACTGTTGAAGAAAGCAAATTAGCTAATAATAGAATGCAAATAGAAAGAGAGCCTGTATATCAAGAGGTTCCAAATCAACAAGCATTTCAACAACCAGTTCAAGCTCCGACTCCGCAAGCAGACCCTGAAGCAGAGTCTTGGGCAGAAAAAAACGAGTGGTTTGGTCAAGACGAAATAATGACTTTGGCTGCTTTTAACATTCATCAAAAATTAATTGAGGAAGAAGGGTTTGATCCTAGCGACTCAATGTACTATGATGAGATAGACAAACGTATGAGAGCTGAGTTCCCTCACAAATTTAGTGATGGTGGCGCGGTAAAATCTAAAGCAAAGATGCAGCAAACTGTTGCTCCAGCTGGAAGATCTGAAGGCTCTGGCAGGAAACGTCAAGTCAGACTAAGCAAAAGCGAAGTCGAAATGGCTCGTCGTTTGAATGTACCAGTTCAAGAATACGCTAAGCATATTAAAAGGTAATAAATATGGCTGATAAAAAAGAAACTAATAACAGAACTCCGCGTTCTGCTGATACTCGAGCTACTATGAACGCTCGCAAACCATGGCGTCCCCCATCTATGTTGGAGACACCACCTGCACCTGAAGGTTATACCTATAGGTGGATAAGAGCCGAAATTGTCGGTCAGGAAGATAAAAAGAATGTAATGTCTAGGTTACGTGAAGGCTTTGAGCTTGTGCGTACTGAAGAGATTGGAGACTTTGAACTTCCTTCGATTGATGATGGAAAGCACGCTGGTGTTGTCGCAGTTGGTGGTTTGCTTTTGGCTAAGATTCCAAATGAAACACGTGAAGAAAGAAACGCCTATTTCTCAGACCGTGCTCAACAGCAACAAGAAGCTATTGATAATGATCTAATGAAGGAATCAGATCCAAGTTCTCCGATGTTAAAACCTCAGAGAACATCAAGCGTAACTTTTGGTGGCGGTAAAAGAAGTTAATTCTTATACCGTTAAATAAATATTTAATTTAAAGGTAATAATATGTCTAATCAAAATGCACCTTTCGGATTAAAACCAGTAGGAAAAGTTGGTTCGAGTTATAACAGCGAAGGAACAACTGAATATAAAATTGCCTCTGGTGCATCTGGAAACATTTTTTCAGGCGACCTAGTGAAGATGACCAACGCGGGAACTATTTTAGTTGCTGGCGCTACGGATAATCCTGTACTAGGAGTCTTTAGAGGATGTCAATATACAGATTCAAGCGGAGATACGATTTTTTCACCGTATTGGCCCGATGGAACTGTGACATCTGACGCGGTGGCATTCGTAGTTGACGATCCTAATGTCTTGTTTGAAATTCAATCAGCTGCTACTGGTTCAGTAGTACAAACAGTTGTTGGTAATAACGCCGATACTGTTTACACAGCTGGTTCAACAATAACAGGTATTTCAGCTGTTGAAATTAGTGGCACTACTGCTGCTACTTCAGCTCAGCTAAGGATTGTGGGCGTTTCTACTGATCCTGAAAACAGCACCCTAGGTACTGGTTCAGCTTCAACAAACGTGAACTTGATTGTTAAAATTAACGAGCACTTCTATGCTCAAACAGTAGGGGTATAAATAATGGCTATTAATAGATCCCAATTAGCAAAAGAACTAGAGCCTGGCCTTAATGCCCTTTTCGGCATGGAATATGCAAGGTACGATTCTGAACACGAAGAAATCTACGAAACAGAATCTTCAGATAGAGCGTTTGAAGAAGAAGTAATGATTGTTGGTTTTGGTAACGCTTCAGTAAAACCAGAAGGAAGTGGAGTATCATTTGATAACGCTTCAGAAGGTTATACTTCACGTTACAACCATGAAACTGTTGCTTTAGCTTTTGCTCTTACAGAAGAAGCTGTAGAAGATAATCTTTACGATAGACTTGGTTCAAGGTATACAAAAGCCTTGGCTAGATCTATGGCTAACACTAAGCAGATTAAAGCTGCTTCTGTGTTAAACAATGCGTTTGACAGTAATTTTACTGGTGGCGACGGTCAACCACTTGTTTCTAATGCTCACCCTCTTGGTGGCGGCGGAACTGCAAGTAACAGACCTTCAACATATACAGACCTTAACGAAACTTCATTAGAAGATGCGTTGATTTCTGTTTCAACTTTAACCGACGACAGACAATTACAAATTGCTCTGAAAGGTATGAAGTTAATTGTTCCACCTCAATTGCAGTTTGTCGCTGATAGATTAATCAACACTCCTGGTAGAGTTGGTACATCTGACAATGACATCAATGCTATTAAGAACATGGGAATGGTCCCAGATGGTTACGCTGTTAACCATTTCTTAACAGACAACGATGCTTGGTATCTGTTAACAGACTGCCCTGATGGATTTAAACATTTCGAAAGATCTCCTCTTTCAACTTCTATGGAAGGTGACTTTGATACTGGCAACGTCAGATTCAAAGCTAGAGAAAGATATTCTTTCGGTTGGTCAAACCCAAGAGCTGTCTTTGCATCACAAGGTGCATAAACCCAATTTTATTGGTAAAGGGAGCTTCGGCTCCCTTTTTTTTGTTTAATAAAAAAGTTTGTTTATTTTTAGCTAATGAGTGTATAATTCAAGAAAAGCCCGTGAGGTTTTATGAATACAGGATTACATGAATCTATAAGCTTGGCTAACTCTCCATGCAACGGAGTATGCTCAACTTCCATGGCTCCCTTTGATGACATATGTCAAGGCTGTGGTAGAAACGTTGAGCAAATAAGAGATTGGGAAACATTACCAGAGTTTCAAAAAAAATTAATCAATGTTACAAATTGGTTGAAGGGATATGATATCCGCCAAAAAAAAGATAAAATAAATGTTATGTCCGCAGATTCAAAACAAAAAATAAAAGATATTCAAGGTAGATTAATCACCATTCAATCTCTTATAGAGATGGTTGGCAAAGATATGTTAGATGAGTTTGGCCAGGATCCAGCAATAAAAGAATCATATCAAGCTTTGTTTAGCTCTAGAGAATCTATTTTAAAATCTAAAGAAAACTTCCCTCAAGACCTCTAAAGTAGTATAGTTATCTAAACCGAGATAACTCGTTGCACCAACTGACTCGGCAGACTTACTCCAAGATGGGGCAACATATTTAGTTAGGAGACAATAATGGCTAAATCAACTTTTTCAGGTCCAGTCAAATCTTTGGCAGGATTTATTTCAGCAGGTTCAAATGCAGTTGTTAGTTTAACAGCAGATACAACCTTAACAGTAGACGATCACGCAGGAAAAATCTTGTTGTGTAATGATGCAGACGGTAAATTTACTTTACCTTCAATTGTTACAACAACACCTAGCGATCCTACAGATCCAAATCAATTAAATAATTTAGGAGCATCTTTTACATTTGTAATCGTAACAGCTGCTACCGATCTTGATATTAAAACTGATGGAACAGACAAGTTTGTTGGTGGATTGTATACAGGTGTAAATAACACAACAGGTAAAACCTTTATTTCAGGTGCTACCAATGATGTTATTACTTTAAATGGAACAACCAAAGGTGGATTGGCAGGAAGCATTATTACAGTTCATGCTATTGCAAGTGCTAAATACGCTGTAGAAGGAATTATTCTTGGTTCAGGAACTTTAGTAACACCATTTGCTGACGCTTAATTTTAGGAGCTAACTATGGCAAGTAGAATTGTAGGCTCAGATGTAAAAACAGCTACGACTGACTCCGCCGCTACAGGCGGAGTTGTCTTACAAGGTGGTCGATCAAGATTAAGAGGTTACATTATTGCAGGAGGAACTTCTGACGGTACTGTGACTTTTAGAGACGGATCTGTAACTGGTTCTACTCTTTTAATTGCTCCTTGCAACGCTAATGATACTGAAACTTTAAACATCCCGGATTCCGGTGTTTTGTTTGAAGATGGTATTCATGTTGTGTTAAGCAATATAGATAGAGTAACTGTTTTTCATTCTTAGTCATGGCACAGGAAGTATCATCAATTTCAAGGGTTGGTACTTCCGAGCCTTTTGAACTACAGGTTGCTAGAGATCAAATAAGTTTTCACGAAAGCATA